AGGTATATTTCAGGCCATTGACGAGAACGGTATCTCCGAGGCACGTTACATCTTGGAAATTACCGCTTGCATCCGCACCATTCAGGTTCACATTCGCGCCCGAAAGATTGACATTGGCGCTAGAACCGGTGCGCTGAACAGGTCCATAGGGCACATTGCCCACGCCGCCCCATTGATTGAGCTTATTGGCAGCGTTGGTGAGACTCGCTCCCGCGTTCGCCCCGCCCGTTTCCAATGATTGCCCGCTCATCAGGGCGGAAAGCTGCAAGACTTGGCCGCCCGTCTTCATGGCAGATGTATGATATGCAGACCCTTGTGAGATCGATCCCAGCAGGGCTATGCCGCCCTGGGACGCATTCTGTTGTGCTACCGAACCTATTACAGCAATTCTTTGGCCTGCTTCGTTTAGGCCAATCTGGACGGCATTTGCGCCACTCGTGAAGCTGCCCACGATGCTATTGCCGATTGTCAGGGCATTTTTTGATGTCTGATCAAGCAAAGAAATGCTCGATTTAGCGGCGGAAGTCGCCGTGCTCGTGACGGTGGATATGGCGTTCCCTGCCTTATTGGTGATGCTATCCAGGAATGAGCCGATGCCGTACATATCTTGCTTAAGGAGGTCGGCACCAGAGGTGATGCCAGTGTTTAGGGTTTGGCCCGCGATCTTGGTTTGCTCGGCGGCTTCTTTCGCCGCAGTCTTTGTGGTTGTAGCCGCTTCGCTGGATGAGGATTTGATTTCAGTTGCAACCGGCATCACCTGATCCGCCCATGCTTGCCCGGCCTCGGCTGCATTGGTTACATAATCAGCGGTATAAGGCGCGATAAGGTCAAATATAGATGATGCAACGGTCTCTTTACCGGTCAGGGTGACGAAATCGCCCTTATCGGTGATCATGTAGAGCTTGCCATCACCTGCGCTCTGAAGTTCGGATGAGACGAAGCCGGAGCCACCCGTTTGATATCCGGCCCATTGCCAATTCGACGCCGATGGTGTTATGCTCGCGGAATTCGCGATCAATCCGCCTGATGTATATGATCCAGATGCAGTTTTTGTTTTCGTATTCGCGCTCAAGACGGCGGTCGGATTTTGTTGCCTATATGCATCGATGTCGCTTGCGGCGATATCCGCGCCCGTTCTTTCGTCGTGATAACTCACGATCTGTGATGGCGAAGAGCTTCCAAGACTCATTGCGCTCTTGGCGGCGTTGTATGCTTCGTTGATCTTATCCACAATCGGCTGTAGATATCCGGCGATCTTCGTGCCTACTTCGGAGAATGCCGAATAGATACCACTAACCAAGTTGGCTGCGCCTATCAGAATCGTATTCCACGCTTTTGCAAACGTGCCCTGGATCTCATAGGACGCGGTGGCAAAGGAAGCAAGCAGTTTATTGGCAGATGGTTGGACAGCCGCGTACATATTGTCAAGAAGGCCCTGACCTATGCCTTTGACGATCTGCCAACCGATGCCCGCCCATTCGGTGACCGTTCCCCAAACGTCCGATAGACTATCCCATATAGATTTGTCTGAATTGAACCAAGAATTGATAGCATTGCCTATCGTATTCGCGATATCCCTGCCCAATTGCCTCGGACCATCCGAGGATATCCAGCCAGCGAGCTTATCATGAATCCAATCTCCGATCTGCAATAATCCACTTATAGCCGCTTGTAATCCAGCAGCAAGCAGATTAATAGCCTGCGATGCCCATGATCCCCAAGGCTGGTTTATGATGGCTTCGCCCGCGGCGGCAAACCATTGAGCCCAAGGTTGGGCCATGATCGAATTGCCAAGCTCGGTTAATAGGCTCTTGGCTTGCTCAACGCCTGATTGGAAGGCCGAGGCCATCATTTCAGAAACTTTGCTCCAATCGACTGACAGCAACGCCGAGGTGAATTCCTTGATCTTCGGCACGCCCGCGATAAAGGCATCAAAAAATTTCTTTACAGGTCCGGAAGTCACCTGCCCGATGGTAATACCCACATCATTGACACCAGACATCACGCGATTCCAGGAACCATTTAGAGTATCGTTTTGCCTATTGAACTCAGAAGTCATCGACTTTGAGCCACTCGCTATATCAGCATAGACGACTTTCAGGTTTTTGTCAAGGTTCCCAGCCTGGGATGACATAGTGCCCATGACCTTGAAGCCATAGGACCCCCAAATGTCGAACGCTTTCTTGGATCGGTCCGTCGAGCTGGATATGGTTTCAAGTGCCTTGGATGACTTGGCCATCGTGCCCAAGAAATCATCATTGAGCATTTTGTTGAGACTTTTTACGTCGGTGCCAAGTAGCTTTGCCCACTCGGTCATCCTAGTATTGCCCGGATTCGCGGCATTGAATGCGGCCTTTTGAGCATTTTCGTATTCCTTGGCCGCCGCTGACGCTTCCTCGGTGGATTTTCCAGCTTCCTTGTATTGCTGCTTGATGTGGTCTGCGCCCGCCTTAATCTGAGCCTTCGTGGTATCATCCATTTTCAGATCGGGCCCATTCATGGCATATTCTATAGCCGATCTGATAGAGGTAGCGCCTTCTTCAGCGTCTACACCGGAAGATATTAGGGTTGCACCGAATGCCGCGACCTTTTCAATGGGCACATTGAACATCGTGGCCATTGGCCCGAATGCTTGAGTGAAACTGAGAATTTGAGGCTCCGTGGCGGCGGTGGCATTGCCAAGAGCATTCATGGCAGAAAGATACTTACCGCTCTGCTCGATGGGCACCTGATAGACGGTCGATATCTTGGATACCTTTGTGGCCATCTCCTCGGCATCCATGCCGAAGGCTATCGATCCTTTGGATACCAGTTCAGTGGTTGCCGCGATATCCTTATAGGCTACTCCCAGACTGCCCAAGGTGGCCGAAACCCCGTTCAAGGATGTTACGGCTATGCCGGTGCTAGTAGCAAGATTCCTATTGTTCTCACCGAGCGCCGCGATCTGCTCCTTTGTGCCATCAACCGTTTTGCTTACATTGGCGAGGCTCTGCTCGTAGTCCATGAATGCTTTTGTGCCACCGACCAAGGCCCCGGTTATGGCCGCCCCCGCCGCAAGTACGCCAACCTTTAGCGCCGTGCCAATCGCACTGCCAACCTTCGACGCATGAGCATCCAGCCCCGATAGGTCTCCTTTGATATCATTGATTCCCGATCGGCAGCCAGACCCATCGATCGTGGCAGTAATCTTATAATTTTCACCCAAAATAATCACCTATGGCGGGCAACCTATCCCAGCGGCTCTTGCCAGTTTCAATATAGCTTCGTGGTCTTGCACCACTTCTTCAGGTTCTTTGTGAAGAAGTTTTTCAACTGATGGCATTCTTTCAGGATGTGTACTAAATGCCCATGAATTCAGTTGTGCATTCAAATGTTCCAAGGAAAGTCGAGAGTTGAATTCTGCTTGATCAATCTTCTTGCGGACCTGTCTGATTTGCTCCAGTTCATAAAGGGTCGAGGCATAGGTATCTTTCACGGAGAGGCCGAGAGAGATCCCCGCTCTCAGCACCCTCTCATAAAATTCATCCTCGCTTACGGGGTCTTCGGCTTCTTCTCCTTCCGTTGACCCTTCTTGCGAAAACCCGCGCCCGCCCTCGCAATTGCAGATATCTCTTCCATGAAGGCGAATTGCGCCTTATCAAAGGCATTCATGGCCTCGCGCTCATCGTCCAGTTCTGCTGCCTGCTCGTACTGATAATCGAAATGATCCTGTAGCATCGCTTGGGCCTTTTCCAGATCGATGAACTCTTTCTCGCCATTGAAGCGCTTCCCCCATTGATGCCCGCCTGGATCATGGCCACGAGTTCAGAGACATCGTAGGGCGGGTTGAGCAGTGCCCACCAGTTCTTTGAAGCCATGCCCATGCCTATGAGCTTGAGGCTTTGGGTCGCTTGGATTTGGGCCTGAACATCGAATCTGAGGCTATACTCTTTGCCCGCGATCATGAGCGGGATGGTTGGAATTCCTTTTTCGGACATTGGTATTTCTCCTGTGATCAGGAGCCGGGCCGAGGAATTTCGCTTTCCTCTCAACGTCGGTGAGCAAAGCCAACGGTTCGTACAAACCCGGACATCCTTTACTATCAAACGATAATTTTAAGTGCCTTTTTGGGGTTCTAGTAAATTATAATAAATTGAGGATTTAAAAAGCAATCCTCTTAACCTTCTTCATGGTAGCGAACCCTTCCCGATCCAGAAAATGATAAATTGGATTCGCATACTCCACTCACATCAGCCGTAACCGACATGCCAGATAGGTTCCCAACCCAAGCAAAGTACCGCTTGGTACCGGTCGTGACATCCACATAGAAAACCATGAGCACTTTGCCCGCCATCTTTGCGATGATCTCAGCCGGATCGCGTCCACCTGTAAAAGCAACCGCCGTTACAGCGCCGGGCTTCCCCGTGCCTGCCGATCCGGTCTTGAGCGCGCAGGTGACAATAGCCGCAATTGCCGGATCTGCCATCGCGTGTGCAAGTATCTGGTTGGCTGTCGAATCGGCGGCTCCACCCACGGTGGTCGCACATGTCACGGTGATCTTATGGGCCGCATATGAGACATCGAGCGCCGTTTCCGTGCCGCTGACAATGTACTCAATGCTTTCCGCATTGCCAATTGTGCCGCCGGACTTCCACGTCCAAGTAAGATCCTTGTCGCTGCCCTGACTATCGGACCATGATGCTGATGTCACAACCCAATAGCGATCCAGGGAGCCGGAGAAGTCCCTAAGCGTGTTGGCATACTGCTTGTAGGTGGTCGAGGTATTCAGGCTGGATGGGAAGACAGTTACATCCTTGGTATCACATTTCAGGTCGATCTTCCAGCCATGACCGCCGCCCAAGGCTTCCATGCTGAAATAGGACACATCACATGTTACAGTGCCGGTGGTATAGCTCGCCAAGGTGACATAGCCAATGGCATAGTCGATATTGGTTACCGCCACGGCGGAACCATTGACCTTGAAGACCGCAGAGGCCGCCGGGTCCCACCACATCTTTGAGCGAGTTGTGATATAGAACTCGTTGGTGGTGCCGACTCTGGTCATGCCTTCGGCAGTGACAGCGATCGATGCACCATGCTCAGTCCAGAAGCCCGCAACTTTCCCTTTTAGGACAGTCATTTAGACCGCCCCTCAGGTATAAGTCATAGCGCCGCTAGACTGCCATGTGTAGTTCACGGTGACGACATCGCTCACATCTACGCCAATGCTGCAACCATTGATGGCCACATTGCCCGCGAAGTAGTGGTCTGAGGTCACATAGAGGCTCACGGCTACGGCGGAACCGGCAACTGCCGAATAGAGCGCAGCCTGCCCGGTGTCGGACATGTCGAGCCTGCCGTCGAATGACCCGCTTACATCTCTCAGCGTGTTTGTGTAGGTCTTGTATTCCACATCATTGCCCGTCGCGAAACAGGTCGTGTCCTTTGTGTCTACTTTCAAGTCGAATTTCCAATTACTGATCTCGGCAACAAAATCGCTGCCGATCATGATTTTGCCGGTTTTTCCTGCAATTACGGTCATTTAATATATCTCCTTTTATAGATGCATCTATTCAGAGAACGTTGCGCTTCTCTGGCCGGGTGGCCTTCATCGAAGAATGAAAATCATTTGTTAATCTGCTTGACTTTTGTGGGCATTTCTTGGCCAATCACGAAAACGTGTTTGCCGTAGTGCCCAAGCACCAATCTGGTATCCGCCCAAACCTTGAATCCCGCCTCTCTCGCCCTATGGCAGAAGGCAAAATCCTCCGATAGATAGAGCCATCCAAGTTCCTGATCTTCATAATAGAACGGGCAAAAGAAAGGATATTCCTCGTCCTGGTTGCAGAGAGGTAGCCGCTTTGCCAACTCTTCCAAGACCTGCCTATGCACCGCCATGAAGCCGGTTGCGCCCCATTTGATCTCTTGCAACTTTCCGCCTCGACCTATATCGAAGCTGGAATTGCCAGGAAGAGGCGCAAGGGCCAACTCATCGGCTGGCATCTTCTTCTTAACATAGGGGCCTATGACGATGGATTTGGTCTCTAGGCAATCAGCAATGAGCTGATAGACGCATTCGGGGGTATACAGAATATCATCGTCGATGAATAACAGGATGTCGCCGCCGGACTCCAAGAACTTGGTTGCCGCGATGGATCTCACTCTATCTATAGCCGCCTCTTCTGGCTGGCTATAATCGAATTGCAGATCGGCAGGCTTCTTTGCTAGGGTGCTTAGCAACCCATGTACCGAGGCGGCAGAGAGGCCACGGCTGGAAGGATCGCAGATTAGGACATTTGTCAGGATAATCACCTAAATAGAATAGTAAATTGTGCCTCGGACAGTCATTATTTGCCTAAAGAAATTGGCCGCATCATCATATTGCGGCGACCTGCTCACCGATGCAACCATAAAATCGTAGGCTTCCCCGCCATAGGTCACAACCATGTTTGCCTGTAGCTTATTTGCAATGAGAACCGCCGTCTCCCTCGCATAGGCATTGGACTCTCTGCTTATGACCTCTATTCCTATCAGGCAATCGGATTTCAAGGACGGATTGCCATTGTAGAAGCAGGAAACCGCTTCGGTGACACTGATCTCATAGACGCCGATGCAAGTTTTGGATGGGTTAAGTGTCTCATTCAGATAGCCATCGGCTAATGTAATCTGATAGCCTGGGATGATGGCGGGTAAGCCATCGGCTTGCCGAACTTTGGCCGAGATAGTTGTATCTTCCGATAGCCACCAACAGATGATCGGCACAAGATTTGATCCATCCATGTTATTTCTCCAATTCTTCTTTTAGGATTTTACTAATCTGTGGTATAGCCGCGTTCACGCCTGGCTCCAAATGCGGTTTGGCCGACATTCGCGAGGTGCCCTTCTCGACAAAAATTTGATAATCCACATCGCTGGTAAAATCTATCTGCCTCACGCCATCGGCGGGCTTGCTTATAATGGTGCATCGTGGATAGCTATTCTTCAGATTGGATGTATCCACCGGGCAGCGGGCTTGGATCTCCTGAACTCCGATGACCTTGCCCTTATTGGCGGCCCGCTCAACCGCGGCATCAACTTTTGCGGCCTTGGTGGTCAGTGATGCGAGGACCGCGGCCAGATTGCTAGACCAAGCCATGCTATCACCTAGAAAATATATTCATCATGCCCTCGGCAGTTGATATCCTTCTCGCCGGGGAACATCTCGCCATTGCTATATGGCTTATCGATAGCCACAACCTGCCCGATCATGGCCCTATGCGACGCCCTGGTGCGCTTATCTCCCACTTCCCACCGTCTCTTTTTGGTCGCTCCATTGTCGCCCGCAAACCGCCACGATCCATAATTGGTTGCTCTGAATTTTTCAGTCCTTATTATCGTTTCTGTCCTATGATTGCCTTGATCAAGCACATATCGCAGATGAGGCTGCTGATCTATGATCTTCGCGAATGGCCTTTCATTTCGGCCCGCGTCATACCAGATGAAATTTACAAGCTTTCTCTGATCGGTTCTGCTCATATTGGTTATGAACTCGCCGCCATGTGATTTTATGTAGCGGTTCATATAGTCTTGGGCAGTTGGCTTTGGAATGACGGGCAGCCGATATTTCTTCGCGACCTCGGCTGATCCGCCCACGATCGCATCCAAGATATAGGCCGCGCCTACTATCTCCCATATCCTGCTATTCTTCTCCTCGCTCGCGACCTGATACCTCTTCCATTCCGGTGCTGACCGGATTTGCTGCTCAACTTCTGCTGCATCATAGGTACCATCGATCGAGAAGAATTCGATAGATGCGAGGAGCTTGAGGATATGCGGGCCGAACTTCCTCAGAAGCTCATGTATGGCGCGGTCTGGTAGGGGCATGGAGGGGGTTCACCGATGGGTAAGAGAAAGTTATTTATACTATTATAGCTACTATAGGTATTGGAGATGTATTACAATGAAACAAGAAGCAATCGATATGATAATGTCTGGAAAGAGATCTGAGAAAGTCGTCGCTGAGGAAGTCGATGATTATCCCGAAAAGCTTCAGAGGGCAGCGGTTTCCCGCGATGTTCCCGAATGGGTTCGCCGAGCAGCCGCCGGAACAATCGAGATCGCGATGAGGCGAAATGTGCCCATCGAAAAAGTCACTTTCGAAGACGTTGGCCTCGGGATGCATGATAATATCGTAGAATCCGCCGTGATTGGCGGCGAAGGCGAGCGATTCT